TAAGACGAAGATTGTCCGCTTCGGTGACCCGAATATGACGATCAAGAAGGACAACCCTGCCCGTCGCAAGTCCTTCCGCGCCCGTCATAACTGTGCCACCGCTAAGGACAAGACCACTCCGAGATACTGGAGTTGTAAAGCCTGGTGAAGTTGTCCCCGCACCCAGTTCTTAAGCTGCCTTCGACTGATGAGTTGAAGGTACTTGCCAAGAAATTGGGGTCGGAGGAGTTGGCGCGGGTGCTTCGCATCCGTGAGGAGAAGATTCTGGCGGAGAAAACCGACCCGTACCGCCACGGCTACGAGCCTTTTCACTGGAAGGACGCTGACGATCTGCTGAAGTCGCACCAAGAACTGTGCATCCTGGGTGGCAATCGAGCCGGAAAGACCGAATGGGCTGCCAAGCGGGTGGTTGCGGCGATGGTGAACATCCCGAACGCCCGTGTCTGGTGTCTCCACACCACTTCCCAGTCCTCAATCCAGATGCAACAGAACGTCATCTGGAAGTATATCCCGCCGGAGTTCAAGTCCTTGAAGAAAGGACGTGTGACCAACATCCAATATTCCCAGAAGAACGGCTTTTCTGACGGCACTTTCATCTTTCCAAATGGCAGCCAGTGCCATTTTATGAATTATGCCCAAGAGAAGCGAGTTATCGAAGGTGGCGAGTGCGATATCATCTGGTGCGACGAACTTGTACCTCTGGACTGGATCGAAACACTCCGTTATCGTGTCGTTACTCGACGGGGCAAGCTGCTTGTTACTTTTACCCCGGTTTCTGGCTACACTAACGTCGTAAAAGAGTACATTTCTGGATGCAAAGTGCTAGAAAGTCGGGTAGCGAAGGTTCTGGATCAGAAAATCCAGCACGTACCTGGCGTTCCGCACGGACATATGCCCTATCGGGCCAAATCCAGAGGCAAGGATGCCGGAGTGATGTGGTTTCACTCCCAATTCAACCCTTACAACCCTTTCGACGAACTCTGTCGCACCCTTGAGGGTAAAACAACTTATGAAAAGAAAATCCGAGCATATGGATGGGCTGATGGACTGGCTGGCGCACAATTTCCGAGATTTGGCGACCTCAATGAAATTGATGATGACAAGATTCCCGAAGAAGGAACTAATTATATGGTGGTTGACCCGGCTGGTGCGAGAAACTGGTTTATGCTTTGGCTTCGGGCAGTCGGACAAGGCGAAAACACCAAGTGGTTCATCTACCGAGAGTGGCCCGACGCTTCCTACGGCGAATGGGCCTTGCCGGACACGAAACTCGACGGCAAAGCGGGGCCAGCCCAAAGAGCCGGGGGTGGTCGTGGCATCAACGAGTACAAAGAACTTATCCGTGGCCTTGAAGGGGAAGAAGTCGTCGAAGAAAGGTTCATCGACCCCCGTGCAGGCGCTACGCAAGCGGCCAGCAAAGAAGGCGGCACGTCGCTGATTGAACTTCTGGATTCTGATCCAGAGCCGATGTCTTTTCAGCCAGCTGCCGGTCTTCGCATCGAAGATGGGGTCACCCTCATCAATGATGCCCTGGCTCACGACCCCGGCCAGCCCCTATCCCCCATCAACGAGCCTAAACTGTATATCGCCAAGTCGTGCGAGAATCTAATCTACTCCCTGCGTGAGTGGACTGGCGCTGACGGCGAAAAGGGTGCGTCCAAAGACCCGATTGACTGCCTGCGCTACCTGGCGGTGATGCAGCCGGAGCAATACGACCAAGACTCGTTCAAGTGCAAGAGAGGGGGGTCTTACTGATGAAAAACCCGGACGACTACCCGATGTTGCTCTCCAGATCGGCTGCGGAGCGACTGACTGGCATTGACGTGCGAGAATTGGACAAATTACGCAAGTCTGGCATTCTTCGGTGTTATACTACCCTAGGTGGACAGCATCGCTTCCACAAATCATCCCTTTTATCCTACATCGAATCTAAATCATCCCCGCTATGCTCGACAGAGACTCCCGTAAAGACAAACTGACATTTCACGCCGAAACGCCTGACCTAGTCTATCTTCGCAAGGAACTTGAGCGTTCCCTGTACAATGGTGGCAATGTTGCTCGCCTGAACAGCAACGACGACATCCGCCTTGCCCGGTGGGAAGGCCAGAGCGACGACGGCAAGAAATACTCCTCTCAAAGCCGTGAGGGTGAGTCCGTCTTCCCTTTTGAGGGTGCTTCCGATGTCCGCTGTCGCCTGGTTGACCAGACCATCAACGAACTCGTCGTCCTGCTCGTCTCCTCCTGGCAGCTGGGTCGCCTCCGTGTTTCTGGCAACAACTACGACAACGCCGCCACCGCCGGTGCGATCCAGACCCTCGCCAACTGGGTGGTCAACAATCGGATGAAGTCCGAACTCACCAAGGAGGTAGAACTCTGGGCGCAGTACGCCTTGCAGTTCGGTTGGGCCGTCACCCACATCGGCTGGGAGCGTAAACTTGGCATCCGTAATGCCGTGGTGACTGTCGGTGACATCGAAACCAAGGCTATGAACGGAGATGAAATCGCCTCCGAAATGCTCCAGAACTTCCAGGCTAACGGAGTGACGGACTACAACAAGCAACTGTTCCGTTCGCTGTACGCCGTCGGAGAAAGCGAAGTCGAGCGTGTCATCGATGAACTTATCCGTTCCGGCACATCCACCTTCCGTGAGCAGTACGACATCTACAGCCAGCCCGTCGTCGCCGCCCTCAAGCCGTTCGACGAAATCACGTTCCCGCCTGAGACCCTAGACCTTCAGGATGCCCGTGTCATCTTCCGCCGCACTCATATGACCGAAGTGGAGATGCGTGAACTCATCGAAACCGATGGTTGGGATCCGAAGTTCGTCGAGGAAGCGGCTAACGCCGCTGGCAAGTCTTCGTGGTATGCTGACCCGAACCTCATCCCGACGACGACCAACATTACGAACACCCTTCACCGGGCGGACAACCTTGTTGAAATCATCTACGCCTATACGCGCCAGATTGGGCCGGACGGCATCCCCTGCATCTACTACACAGTCTTCTGCCCCCAGGTCAGCGAGGAGAACTACGCCAAGCACGAAATGCTGGACTACGCCCACGGCCAGTACCCGTTCGTCGAGCTGCGTCGTGAACACCTCCGCCGATCTATCGTCGAGTCCCGTGGCATTCCTGAACTGGCTTACACCGACCAGATGGAAATCAAAGCCCAGCACGACTCTATTCGTGACCGCACGGCTTTCGAGACCCTGCCTCCCATCAAGGTCAAGAAGCGTCTTGGCACTCAGAACATCATCCAGCCGGGTGGTCTTCTGCCGGTCACCACGCCCGACGACTATACGTTCCTTTCGCCGCCTTCGGGCAATCCTGCACTCGCCTTCAATCTCATTGATCGTGTTGAGGCCCGGAATGCGGCCTATTTCGGCCTGTACCACGCCAACATCCCGCCAGTCAAGACCCAGACGACCCAGCAGTTCCTCGTCAACAACTGGCTCAACGCCTGGAGCAAGGTCTTCAAGCAGATTGTCTCGCTTACCCTCCAGTATATGGATGGCGCTCAAATCGAGCGTGTCGCCGGTACTCCCATCGTCATCAGCCCGAACGACATCTGCCACGCCTACGACTTCAACGTGTCGTACAACGTGCGTGAACTCGACACGGACTACGTGATGGAGAAACTCAAGGCTATCGCTTCGTTCGTCGTTCCGATGGACAGCGGGGGTGTCATTGACCGCAACAAGTTGACGGCTCGCTTCGTCGAGGCCATCAGCCCTGAAGCCGCCAAGGACATTGTTCTGGATCAGGCTTCCGCCTCCCAGCGTATGTACGAGCAAGTCCAGAACGACATCGCCAAGATGATGGCCGGTATGGAGCCTCAGTACGTCGAGAACGACCCGGCGGCCAAGTCCAAGCTGCAATTCGCTCAGGACGTGATGCAGAAGAACCCGAAGGCTCAACAGGCAGCTCAGGGCGACCAGCAGTTCCAGGCTCTCCTCCAGAACTACTTCAAGAACCTCCAGATGAGCGTTTCCCAGCAGGAAAACAAGACTATCGGACGTATCGGCGTAACCCCGGTGTCCGACCAGTTCAGCCAGCAACAGCAGAATGGCTAAGAGCATCGACGACCATAAGCGGGTACTTTCGTTCGATAATAACGAGGTTTTTGACGCAGTCCTGGCTTTCCTTGATGCCAGCGTCGAAGCCGAGGTAGATCGTGCGATTTCCTACAGCACAGAGGGCGAAAAGCGTATCCACGCCTGTGGACGTGCTGAATCCCTCAAAGACTTCAAAGACCTCCTTCTCTTGCAGCAACAAGAGGCGCGGGAGGGCAAGTACGGCAAGTGAGCCGTAAAGAAACTTGCCAAAACTTACAACAGCCCGTTCCGGCCTTTGACGAGCATTGATTTCGGGGGTTAATCCCCATACGCCCCTGGGAGCAACAATTCCCTGATATGTCAGACGAAACTAATGCCGATATCGATCCGGCTCAAAATAACATCGAGGCACAGTCGAACGCCCCCTCTTCGGGCTTAAACGAGGAAACCCTTGCGCTTAAACTGCGTGAGACACTGTTCGCTGATAGCGAGCAGGCGGTAGAATCCCAGGCCGAGAACGAGGATGAAGCCCAGACGGAGGTCAAGGACGACCCGGAAGACGCTAACGCCCCCGAAGCGGAAGCAGCCGACGAAGTCCCCCAGGCCGAGGATGGCGACGAAGTTCATTCACAGGAAGCACAAGACGACGAGGGAGACAGCGATCTCCCGAAGGGTGTGCAGAAGCGTATCGACAAACTCACGGCCAAGCGAAAGCAGGCTGAAGAGGAAGCCGAGAATCTCCGCAAGGAGGTTGAAACGCTGAAGCAAGCGGTGACCGAGTCCCAGCAAGCGAGCGCCAGGAACGAAAATAGCGTCACAGACGCATCAAATCCGTTCTCGACGTTAAAATCGAAGGCTGAAGTGGACAAGGAAGTCGAACAAGCCCGATGGCTGCGTTATAAGTGTATGGAGAACCCTAACGGGTTTGTCCTTGGAGAGACTGAATACGGGGCGGAAGATGTTAGCCGTATGCTTGTCAATGCTACTAAGGCTGTCGAAGAGTATCTGCCAAAACAGATGGCTCGCATCGAGGTCGAAAGCAAAATCAAGCCTATTGCAGAAGCAGCTTACCCCTGGTGGAAGTCCCCCCAATCGCAAGAATACCAAGTGGCGCAACAAATCCTTCGCACGGCCCCGGAACTTAAGAAGTTCCCTGATTGGCAGATCTGGATTGGAGATGCCATTGCCGGTATGAAGATGCGAGAGTCAGCCACTAAGTCCTCACAGACTCAGAAGAAGGCTCCCGTACAGCCCGTCCGTCCTACTGCCGCCCCGGTCAAACTTGGCAAAACCGAAGCAACTGCCAAGCAAGCCGTCAGTCGATTCGCAAAATCGACCTCCGCAGATGACCTCGCCAAAGTCCTGCTGTCGAAAGGTTTCATCTAATCCCCCCTACCCCCCCTACTACTATGCCCTCACTTCTCGAAAAGAACATCGTCAACGCTGGTAAGCGTGAAGACCTTGCCAACCTCATCGCTATGGTCGATGCGAAGGACACCCCCTTCACCTCGATGGCGAAGAAGGGTGCGCAGCCCGGTAACACGATCTTCCGCTGGCAGGCTGACCGCCTCCCCGCTACCACCGCCCCGACACCTGTCGTCGATGGTACTGACGTTGACCCGAACACCGGCACGACTAACTTCGTGAACGATGGTACGACCCAGTTCCGTGTCGAACTGAGCAATCGTATCCAGATCTTCCGCAAGGCTGTCCGTGTCTCGAAACTGACCCAGGACGTCGCTAACATCGCTGGTGTTAAGGACGAACTCGCCAACAACGTCTCCAAGGCCATTACGCTCATCAAGCGTGATATGGAAGTGGCGATGTGTGGCAACCAGGCTGCTCAGGTCGATAACGGCACTGTCGGTTACCGCACCCGTGGTCTCGACAAGTGGATCGTCGCCGCCGCTAACATCGACACTGTCGATCTCCCGGCTGCTGCCTCCGCCTTCTGCCCGTCCGCCTCGCAGATTTCCTCTGTCGGCACAGCTGCTCTTACTGAGACTGTCGTGCAGGACATCCTGACCGGCATCTACTCCCAGACCGGCCAGTTCAAGGACTACGACGCTCTCGTCGGCCCGACCCTCAAGCGCGCCTTCACGAACCTCGTCTTCACCACCACAGCCTCCGGCACGAACCAGTACCAGAGCGTCCGCACGTTCAATCGTGATGCCGACTCTTCGTCCTACGTTTCGTCCGTGGACGTGTTTGAAGGTGACTTCGGCCGCATCCGCCTCCACCCGTCCCTGTTCCTGAAGAACAACTTCAGCGGTTACATCATCCCGTTCGACCAGGTCGAAATCCGCTACGGCGGTAACGTCGCCCAGGTCACCGAGTTGACGGACAATGGTGGTGGCCCTGCCCGCCTCGTCGAAGCGGTTGCCGGTCTGTGCATCTACAACCCGCTGGCGTTCGGTAAGTTCGACTTCACTGCCTAATCAGACTGCCTTGTCTGACATCATCCAGTCTCTGTCCGAAGCCATCCCCGACGATATGCGAAAGCAAGTCGAACGGGAACTTCTGACAGGCTGGAGGATGCAAGAGGCGGCTGCTTATACGCAGGCGAAGCAGATGGCGGCCTTCCGTCATCAAAATGCGGCATCCAGCATTGAGGGGGTCGGGGAACTAAAAGCCCAGATTCCCCTCTCTGCTTTTCACTACTGGGGCCAACGCCTTGGTTACGAGTGCTGGAATGAGAAGGAGTTCCTGAACGACTTCATCAAGCACAACCCGGAGGTCGCTGTGACCAACCGAGTTAAGCGCACCACAGTTAATGGTGCTATCTTCACAGCAGACGGCTTTCTCACCTGATGAGAACCACCCACTTTTCCCCGATCCTGTTCAACGCCCTTCAGTACTCCGGGCAGGATAGGCACATCGTCTCCGAGGAGACATTCGCCCAGTTCCGTGACTTCATCAATGAGCGTGTCCGCCACGCCTGGGAGTCCCAAGACTGGCCTGACCTTATCCGTGTAGTCCAACTCGTCGTGACCAACGATGGCAACGGACTTGTTACTGCTGCTATCCCTGCCGATGCCGGGGAGATTCTTACGTGCTACGACAAAGACCCCCTTGTCAGCACACGGGCTTCTGAACTGTCCTTCCGTCTCTATGACAACGGGACTGTCCAGAAACTCGTTCTCCCCAGCGACCCAGGCACTGTTTATGCCGACTATCGCATCAAGCGTCCTGAACTCGTTGGCGATCTGTATGCTCCCGCCATTGCCTATTCTGTTGGCGCTCAGGTCTATTTCGACAGCGGAAGCAACACTGGCACTTATACCCCTGTAGCCGGTAAGCCCCACTATGGCAACTTCTACAATTGCCTGGAGGCTACGACGGCTGGTCAATCTCCTTCGACTCACCCTGCGAAGTGGCAGATCGTACAGATTCCCTATCTGTTCGCTTCTTATGCTGCCCGTGGCGCTTTTTCAGACTGGCTCAAGTCCGAGCTGCAGCTGGAAGCCGCCCAGGTCGCTGAAGCCGAAGCCCAGAACACCCTTGTCGAAGCCATTGACATCATCCTGCGCCAGCAGAAACAGGTCAATCGCATCAATATGAACCGAACCTACTAACCTTTATGTCGAACATCTCCATCTCCTCCCCGTTCATCCGGGCGTTCACCCACGCCACTGAGACCATTGGTACTTCTGCCAGTACCGCCCTCGCCGTTGCCGTTACCCCGGAGCGCCGCATCAGCGTCATCATCCAGAACCAACACGCTACGGCCTTGGTGACTGTGTTCTTCAATGCGTCTGGATCTGACGGCCTGAAGGTCAAGGCTGGCGAAAGCATCTCCCTTGATAACTACAACGGCATTGTTCGTTGTGTTTCTGACACTGCCTCTACCCCTGTCCACATCGCTTACGCTGTGGCCTAATGGGGGTTGACCTACATCGGATCGGGTTCGGCATCTCGTCCGGCACTAGCCGTACCGGGTTCGGGACTATCGTGTCGTTCCCTAGTGGCGGTGGCGGGTGTCCGTCGGCGGGGTCGTTCAATAGCAATACAGCCTTGATTGAGTACTCTATTGCTAACGGGGGAGACTTCTTCTCCATTACGCTTTTTGGCGGCACATCCAGTACAGATGTTCCTAATGAGAACGCTCAGTTCCAGATTAAGAACGACGGCAGTTGCGGGACTTATACGGACTACGCTACGGCATTTAATGTAGGTTATAAGTCTAATGGAGTTATTTTTGACACAGACCTTTCAGCCTCAACGGGTTACTCAACAGTAGAACTTCCAAACGCAGGAAGTGGAACTTATTACACTATTGGTGACAACTATTCTACCCGTGTTCACGATGGTAGTGGTAGTTGGACTACATCTTCAATGACAGTATATCTTCCGTACAATAGTGTCATCGCAACTTTCAATAATCAAACAGCGGTTCCAAGTTCAAGTGGCATTTATTACGACAATGGAACAGCGGTTCAATACGAGTCTGATGGGATTGGTGGTTACTATACAGCCAATGTGGGCAGTTTGTTTCCCGCAGGAACAGACACAGGTCTGACTGGTCTTGATGTAGCAGAACAAACCGAAGTCCCCAGCGGAGGAGGTCTATATGGAACAGGACGAACAATTGGTTACACTTGGAATGGTTCTGGAGGTTATAATTATCCTGTTACTAAAGGTAACTATCATAACAACGGAGTATTCATTACCTTTATACCAGATAACACATTTAGCACCAGCACCGAAGTTCCAAGCGGAAGTTCCACTTATTACGATGCTAAACAATGTGGTAATGACTATTTCTGGGATGGTAGCGGTGGTTATAGCGTTACTGGTGTGTGTAAATATTACACCAACGGCACATACATCTATAACGATGGAACTTACGACTACTACTGGGATGGCACAGGAGGCTACTACTTTGTCTAAACTTTATGGCTACCGAACCTATCAACATCGCTACTGGCTGGAACGCCTTTGTTAAGGACAAATCCTGCCTTGGCTATCGTGAGTTCCCTACTGGCGGCAAGTACTGGGGAAAACTAACCCTGATCAACAAGCCCACCGAGGCTGAACTGAAGGCCGAACTCGCCCGTCTCAAAATCTCCCTACCGACCAAATAATATGCTCACGATCCTCCTGCTCTCCATCTCGTTCCTTGGCGGCCTCTATGTCGGCGCTCGCTACTCCGAGAAACTGCTCGCCGTCTGGCACTCCATCACAGGTAAGTAATGCCAACACGGGAGTACGCAGTCGATGGTGACGAGGGGTTCATCGGCTTGAACTCCAGGGACAACCCGGTCAATCTGGGTAAGAACTATGTCTCCAAGGCTCAGAACATCCGTATGGATCGTGGGGTCGCCACTGTCCGCAAGGGTGCTGAACGACTGACCCAAGGCTCCCTCGTCGGCCAAGCCATCTACGGGGCTTGCTCGTATACCACAGCTGCCGGTCAGGAACTTATCATCCTGGCGGTGTCAGACGGCATTTACAAGTACACCCCTGACACGGAAGCCCTGTCTGCCAAAATCAACTTCCCGGCAGGCCAGACAATCGCCAACGGGGATGAGGTTGAACTCTATCAGGCGCAGGGTATCGGTTATGTCTATATCCTTCGTGGCTTCAATAAGTCCGTTCTTCGCTGGGATGGGACTACCACGATTGTAGTTCCGGGCGTAGGAGTACATCACAACTACCCGAACAGCCGTCACGCTATCTACTACGGCAATCGGCATATCGTCCAGATTGACAGCAATACGATTCAGGTCAGCCATTACCTTCAAGATAATCACTGGTCTGCGCTAGATGTATTCACCATCAATGACGGCAGCTCCGATACTCTCGTAGCCGTCACCCCTTGGACTCTTAATGAGTTCGTCATCTTTATGCGTAACAGCATCTTCTACGCCGCCGCTGGCGTTGGTGCTAACGCCGTAGGCGATCCGGCGCAAGAGGCTGATTCCTATATCAAGTCACTGGCCTCAGATATCGGCTGTATCGCCAAGGGGTCTATCGTCCAGGCTGGCGGTGGCATCCTGTTCCTGTCGGACAATGGCGTGTATATCCTCAATCCTGCCGGTGCTGGCAATGGGGCTGGCAATACCCCTGAAGGGATGCGACTTCTGACAATCGCCGAACCGCTTTCCGCCCCGGTTTCTGATGTAATCGCCCGTATCAATTTCAATGCCGTAGATAAGGCGATTGCGACCTACTGGGAGAACCGATACTACCTGGCAGTCCCGCTGGACAATAGCACTGTCAATAACGCCGTATTGGTCTACAACTTCCTTAATAAAGCCTGGGAGTCCGTAGACACCTATAATCCCAGCCAAGCGATTGAGGACTTCGTTGTCGCCAAGAAGGGTAACCGCCGCCGTATGTTTATGGTAGATCGCACTCAGGGTCTGTATCTCCTTGAGGAGTTGAACTGGGATGAATACGACAACTCCATCGGCTCGCCTGAACTTCCGTTCTATATCCCGGCCACACTTAGCGCCCTCGCCTTTCAGCCTGTAGAAATCGACGCTGAACTCATTACACGGGCTTACTCCTTCCAGACCAATCGTGAGAAGCGATTCTCCAGCGTCCAAGTCGATGCCGAGCTGCCTGCCGGTGGAGCAATGGATGTCACGGCTATCACAGTTAACCCTGATACCAATACCCTTCTGAACTCGTATGGATCTCCAGCGACTGAGGACGTGACACTTCGCTTCCCGGTTCGCAAGTCTGGCTATTACGCCCAGATTAAACTGGAATCCAAAAACCTTCGTCCGTCCTTCAGGTCGGTGACTGTAGAAGCCATCGTCCCTGGACAAATGACTCAAACCAAGAAATAAATGGCCCAAATCCAATCCCCAGAAACCTACGTAGATGGGCAACAGGTCACGGCAGCTCGTCTGAACAACCAGACCAACGGCGCTATCCTGCTCCCAGGTGCTGTCACCGACCAAACTGCCATCGCCGGAGGGGTGGCTTCGTCTGATACTCTCATTGTCCACGATGCCTCCGCTTCGGCAATCCGCAAGGCTACTGTCACCGAGTTGCTTGGTGGTGGTGTCCCCGTAGTCGCCACTTCCGTCACTGGCGTTGCTGGCTCCGACCTCATTCTGGCTGGTGCTGCCGGTCAGAACGTCGAAGTCTCCGGCAACCTCGATGTGACTGGCAACGAAGTCATCACGGGTGGCCTGACTGTCACGGGCAATACCACCCTTGACGCTGGCCTTAATGTCAACGGCTTGGCTGCTTTCAATGTAACCTCTGCCGTTAAAATCCCTGTTGGAACTACTGGTCAGCGCCCCGCAACCCCGGTTGCTGGTCAAATCCGTTACAACTCCACACTAGATCAGGCCGAAGTATATTCGGGTACTGAATGGAAAGCGGTGGGTGGTAGCCCTTTTGACGCTAGCGGGGGAGTGATTACCACCATTGATGGGTACAAGATCCATACCTTCACTGTCTCTGGTACTTTCACTCCTTCGCTGACCAAAGAGGGCAAGGTTGAGGTTCTGGTCGTTGGCGCTGGCGGTGCTGGCTCAAGTTTTAATCCTTGCGGTGGCGGTGGCGGTGCTGGCGATGTTGTAACTGGTTTCATTAGTATTGCTAAGGGTACTGCCCCTATTAGCGTAGTCGTTGGTTCTGGCTCTAGCGGAACTGGTGGTGCGTCCTACTTTAGTTCGTTCACTGCCAATGGCGGTCAACCCGGCAGCGGCTACACTGGAGGCACATCTGGATCAGGCATCGCCGGAGCATCAGGCGGTTCTACTGGTGCTGGTGCTGGTGGCGGCGCACGAACTGGACAAGTCCTTCGGTGGACTGATGCAGGCGGCATTGGTGGCGAAGGCTACGGATCATCTATCAGTGGAACGCTTCAGGTCTATGGAGGCGGGGGCAGTGGTGGTGGCAGGGCTACAAGCATTGGTGCTAATACGCCCGGAAATTATGGCTCTGGTGGTGCTGGTGTAGCCCCTGTCGCCAATTCTGGCGGTGGCGGTGGCGGCACACGGCAAGGCTATCACGGAGCCACCCTTGGTGCTGACGGCATCGTCATCATCCGCTACCGAGTCTCCTAATGCTCCTGACCGAACTAACCTCCTTCGTCGATGCGAACCGCTACAAGGGTCGCAGGGAGGCGTTCGGTATAAACGACACCAAGAACTACCTTCGCTGGGCGTTCCTGCACGACTACCTGTTCGTAGCCTTTGACGAAGGCCGGATCGCTGGGGTGGGTGTCGCCTACCCCATTGGAGAGCCTTACACCGGGGATGAAGATGCCCTGAACCCTGACTTTAAAGTCCAGCCCGTCGATGAGCCTGGTAAGGACATTTGCATTATGGACTGGTGCGCCGTGAACGCCGCAGGCCGTATCAGCCTGATTTGGAAGTTCCGGCAACGCTACCCTAACTGGGAAAACCAGAAGAAATGGGCAGTTCAGTTCGACAAGGTAGTCGAAATCTCTAACAAATATATTAACCTAATCCACACAATCTAATGGGCGGAAGAGCAAGAACACCTGAGCCGAATCCTCAGGCAGATTATAACCAGTATCTGACCGAAGGGCGTAACGCCCTCAAGGTTCAGTCCACCCTGCTTCCAGAGCAGGCTGTGCTTGAGGAGCGTCTTGCTCCTATGCTCATCAACACCCGGATGGCTGGCCTCAAGGCCACCTCCCAAGGGCTGATGGGTCTGTATGGCGATCTGTACGAGCCTGCTCAGGCTCTCCAGAAGCGTTACGCTACCGACCAGATGTCGATGCTGGCTGGAATGGGCGCTCAGTCCACCCAGGCCGCCATTGGCTCTCTTGACCCCACTACCCGTGGTATCTACTCCACCTTCGGCCAGCAGGCTCTAACCGACCTCCAGGCTGGCACTAGCCTTACGGCTCAGGAAACCACCCAGGCTCAACAGGCTGCCCGTGCCGCTGGAGCTGCCCGTGGCGTTAACTTCAGCCGTCAGGGTGCTGACCTGGAAATCCTTAACACCTACAATATGGGTCAGCGTCGTCTAGCCCAGCGTCAGGGCGTTGCTCAACAGGCTTACCAGATGGGTGCAGGCCAGCAACAGATTGGTCTCCAGGGCTTCCTTAACCCCGCCTTTGCCGCCTCCCAGCAGTACAGTCTCACTGGCCTCGCCGGTGGTGCTACCGGGATGTACGCCGATGTCGGATCGTCTCCCTTCCTCCAGCCGGAATCCCAGTACCTCGCCAACATCCGCGCCAACCGAATCCAGATGGAGACTGCGATCCAGTCTGCCAATGCCCAGCGTTCTGCCGGTATCGCTGGCGGGGCGCTCAGTGCAGCTGGCACAATGGCTGGTGCGGCTATCAAGGCTGGCGTTCTGTTTGGATGCTGGGTCGCCCGTGAAGTCTACGGAGACGATACCGCTGAGTTCCTTCTGTTCCGTTCCTGGCTTCACGAAGAAGCACCCAAGTGGCTTCGTGACCTATATATGGAAGAAGGTGAACGCTTCGCTAAGTTCATCTCTGACAAGCCTGTGCTTAAGTTCTTCGTCAAGAAGGCGATGGACACTGTCGTCAAACCCCGCTTCAAACTCCTTAACGTCTAATGGCTTCTCCCTTCGCCAAGTACCAGTCTGAACAGGTTCAGCAAATCGCCCCAGGCTTCGTCGAGGGCTTTGGCCGTGCTGGTGCGTCTATCGGTCAGGGCATCGCCAACCTTGGTCAAGGCATCGCCCAAGGGATGGAGGAGCGAGAGAAGATTAAGAAGGAGGAAGCCAAGACCCAGGCTTTCCTTGGCTCTTATCTCAAGCGTGACCCCCGTGTTCAGGGAGTTAATAACTTTCTTGCTAGTGGATGGCTTAAGAAAGACGAGAGTGGCAATGTCTACGTGCCGGAAGAGAACAAAGACAAGTTCGACCCAGCCAAGGCAGCAGATGCTATCTCCTTCTACAACCAGACCGGCGGTGACGGAAGTAAGTTGAGTGGCGACGCCCTGACGAGGTTTGCAACTGCATTTGAGGCCGACAAGAAGTTTGAGGCTGACCAAGCAGCCAAAGTACAAGCATCCCTTGAGCAACAGAAGTTGCAGGCTGAAATCAACAAGATGAACGCTGAAGCCGCCGAGAAGTTCTCTCGCGCCGGTATCAGTGCTACCCTTGGTGCTTATGGATCTGGACAGGATATGTCCACATATCAGCCTCCTGCCTTCAGTATGCCATCCTTTACGGGTGCTACTGGTGGTGGCGCTACCACGACTGCCTCGCCTACCATTGCTCCAGGTTCGTCCCTTCTTGCCGGTACATCTCCCCAGATTACCCCCAGCGAACCCCTTGGTTCTGGCCTGAATGCTACGCCCTCTGGATTTACTCCTGAGCGTTACCAGTCTGGCGTAAAACTTGCCACGACTCTAAGCACTGCTCCCGCAACCCCTGCCGTAGAGACAACTAGAGCGCCGATTACGGCCAAGGGTGCTACTCCCGCCCCTATTCCGGCTGCTGCGACTGCTGCGATGCCGACCAACCTCACCACAGAGGATACAAGCAAGGCATACATCACTGAGATTCCCAAGTTGCAGGCTGCCCGTATTCAGTTGGATAATGACTGGCAGAAGGAGACTGCAATGTTTAGCGCAAACTATCAAATTACTCTCGCTCAACTTACGTCCCAGAAAGCGTCTTCCGATGACATCAAGGCTTTCGAGGAGATGTCCAAGAATCGATACGCACGTATGGCAGATCGTCATACCGCTAACGTCGCCACTCTCGATTCTCGCCTGAAATCATTCCAGACAGCCGCTGATGAGGCCCGTGCAGCTGAGAAGGCTGCTCAAGGTAAGGTCACTGCCGCCACCGAGGAACTCAAGACTAACGTCGAGTTCGGCGCACCAGGTACGCCTGCTACCCCAGGCAAGTTCAAGACATTCAGCGAGAAGGTTGAGACAAAGATTAACAATGCTGGCATCATTCAGGGTCGCACCGGCGGAACTAAGGCTGCCGAGATGCAGGATGCTGCGTTTAAGCGTCACGAAAAGATTATGAGTGATTACCCGACTTGGTATCAGGTCGGCTTTACGACAGAAGGTGGTAACCAGTATCAGTTCAGGATGCTGGACTATCCTACTGCTGCTCCCATCCCTGACGCTGTCCGTCAGAACGTCCAGACAGTAGTCGAAGGTTACGCTGAAGGCCGTGTGTTCCTATCCAAACTGCTTGAAGTCGTCAATTCCACTGACGAAAACGCAATTAAGAACTACCTTGACCGCTTCATTCTTACCACAACCAAGGATGACACCTTCACAGAAGGCGAGGCTCTGGGCCAGTTTGGTGTCGCTGCCTTCCGTCGAGCCATCGTCTCCGGCGGCAACTTCTCTGACGCTGACCGAGAATACGTCCAGAAGTTGATTACTCAAATCAACAGCCCGAATGTGTTTAAGGATAAGGATAAGATGCTGGCGCAGACACGAACACTCGCCAAGTTCATCGACTCCAAGTTCCGATCCACGCTTGCCGCCAACGGAGTTCGCCTGGATATGGAAACCTCTAAGGCGTTCTTGAAGCGTGAGGATATCAATGGATCCAGTGGTGATTCCCTTGATATGCTCGATAGGGCTGAAAAGGGTTACTATAAGGCTTTCGGAATCCAAACATCTAAATTGGATAAGCCAGAAAAGCCCAACGCACTTCTTGATGCGGCATATATCGATTCCGAAATCAAGGCCGCCGAAAAGGCCAATAACCCTAGATACGTCAAGATTCTCCAGCAGATGAAGAAGGAGCATATCGAGAGCAAGGAAAAGGCCGCCAAGAAGGCCGCCGAAGAAGCTGCTCGCGCCCGTGGTGCTTAATTTCTAATGGCTTCCGAACCCTCCCCTACACCTGTCCCTGACGCACCCGCCCCGGTGGTGGACTTGTCGTCTCAGCCGTACCTCTACCAGAACGCAGATGGATCGTTCGGTGGGGCTGCTACCGCCAAGCCGGAGACAATCCCAGGAACACCTGAGTACGCTGTCACAAGTACGTCGGAACTTCGTCAGGCGAATGAGTGGGTCTTTGATTCTGTTAAGAACTGGAAGGCTTATCCTGATAATGAAGATAGTTCTTATAACCTAGCCCTGTTCGGCACATTCAAAGCCCCCAAGACAGCCGAAGAGCGTGAGGCAGCTGGCTGGCGGCTCATCAAACACGACAGACCCGCAAGTGAACACAACGCCGGTATCGTATATGATAGAATTGCCAAGTTCGCCGATGAACAGAAGAAGATTGATCGGGTAAATGGTGTAGCCTACCCGCAGGTTTTTGGACTATATAACGACGAGCAACTTGTTCAATTCGTCACCGATCCTAACAACAACATCCCTCAAGATATTGCCAAGGAGTTGGTCAAGGAAACGATGGATAGCAGTTACTACAAGGAGCGTCGTCGTTTCGGGGTCGATATCAAGGGCAAGATTCAGAACCGATTGCTGAGTCTTGATGACCGATATAACGCCGGAGAGAAGGCTTTCAAGGCTGGCTCTACTTATATGAGAAGCCTGACAGAACAGGCTCAGGCCCAAGCCCTGCGTGATATTAATTATTATAAAGCAAAGCAGAAAAATCACAACTTTATTAACGACGCTGCCAACGCCGCGCAGAACTTTATTATTGATGGCGTGACTGCTGTGGCTGGTGCTGCGGATGCGATGCTCCCTACGGCCCCAGACGAATACCTGTCTGACTCCTATCGTCGTGACCCGGTAAAGCGTGAGAAGGCTGAGAGGGCATTCCGTAACGCTGCTATTGTTCTCCAGAAGCCAATCGCTGATTTGGAACGCGCCCAGCGTTCTGGAAATGGTCGTGAGGTGATGTCCATTCTAGAACACTACACGAACTTTGACAGCCCTGATAATCAGCCGGTTGTCCAGGCTATGGCCGAGATGGCTGCCCTCCGTGCGGATGGTGCTTTCCGTCCAGGCAAGCCGGGTGAGAAACTCGCATCGTTTGGTGCTGGTGTTATTGAGGGCGTTCCTGCGTTCGCACAGTTTGTCGGAGACTCTCTGGATCCTGGCTCCGTCCTATTCCTGATTCCTCACAGTTTCGATAGAACCGGCTTCGTTGGGTTTCCATTTGCCCCAGTGCTGGCAGGCATTAACAAGTTGCAAGACAGCATCACATTCTGGGATAAGGCTCCCGATTCTGATGTCCTTATGGCCGCCAAGCAGTGGGCTTCCAATTGGGATAACGTAAACACTAAGCAGGGCAATGCTATTGCGTGGGGCTTTGAGAAGATTGGCCTTACCAATGCAGCTGAAGCCGCTAAAATCGCCTATGGTGATGAACGGCTGAAGGACGCTGCTACCGCCACGTTCGACCCTATCACCCTTGCTATGGGTGGTGCTAGTATCTTCGCTAAGGTTACCGGGCGCAGTGCGATGACCTTCGCTAAGTTCGCTGAAGTATCCACTGCGGGTAAGGCTTTGGCTGCCGAAGGTGAAGTTCTGATGGCTGAAGTCCGAACAGCTGCGTCTGCCTCAAAGGGTGCGCTTGCCGGATCGTCCGGCCTGATGGAGTCTGTCAACATCAGGGTCATCATTGATGAGTTCAAGAAAGCCACTGGTCGTGCTATCAGCGAGTCTGAGGCTCTTGCCGTACTGATGAGTGGTCAGGCTGACGATATCATCAACAAGGGTGTTGGTATGAATGCTATTAAACTTCGCACCAAGGTCGTTGACTCTCTTTCCGGGCCTGAGTTCGCCGATCTAGCCAAGCGTGTCCGTGAGTTCCAGGCTAAGGCTGTCGCCCACGCCGATACAATCAAGGGCGTAGATAAGACAACACGACCTATCACTGGCACGTTTATGCAGTTCGCCGGTTGGACTACGGAGAAGACAGGCAAGGGCATTCGTAAGATTGGTGAGTATATGACTGGTGGTACTGCCGAGCGAGTCCTTGGTAAAAAGGGTCTTAACTTCCTGCTCAACAATCAGGCTGTTCCTTGGGTTCAAGGGATTGCCGGTGTTGGCGGAATCGTTGGAACTGGCTACTGGGTTGGTTCTGAAGGCGGCGAATGGTATCAAGGCGCTTTGGCTGGAACATTCAGCGTTGGTCTTATGATGCGTCCTGGTGTTCTTATGTCCAGTGGCAAAGGCTTGGAGACTTTCGGACGTGTCACCAAGCGTGTAGGTCAGGCCGCCGCTACTGGAGAGAAGGTCTCTGGATCTCCTATCCGTGCTGCCATCGAGGGTCTTCGCAAGGAGGCGAGCGTTATCCCGAACACTCTTGAAAACATCCCTCGCCGTGCCGCCATCGCTGAAGACCTTCAGATGATGAAGTGGATGCAGAACTCCGGCTGGGAAGATGCTGCTCGCGCCGGATTCCACGTGGTCATCGACGATGTCGTACACGGAGGGACGATGGGAGCTGCCTTTGCGTGGATGAATGACCGATCTACCGCTGCTCACGGCTTCGGTATTGGTGGTGCTTTCTCAGTAGGTCTGCGTGGTCTTGCCCGTGTTTCCGAAATGTACTCCAGGCCCACGGCTCAGGAATACCGAAGCAAGCAAGTCGTCGGAGAACTCATCGCTATCGACCAAGGACTTGACCCTCACCAGTCGATGCGACTACGTGAGTGGCTCAGTGGCGCTAAGGACTTTGATGGATTCGTCGAACGTGCCGACTCCTATCGTCGTGCGTATATGGCTACGGCTGGCCGTATCCATCTTACCAATGGGGCTGAGATGGCCGCAATCAGTGTCGCCATCCACAACAGCCCTGACCTGGTAAACAAGATTAAGCAGGAAGCGAACGTCATCCACAGAGACGACCCAACTGCCGCCGCCCTGTATGCTGAACAGCGACTTGCTGATATCGAGGCACAGCGTCAGTCTAAGATTAACTTAGACGCACTCAGCCTTGACCTTGCTGACTCCTCCCGGCGTATCGAAACTATCAGTGGTGAAATCGTAAAGATTCAGGAACGCCTCCACACTGAAGAGGCCAATCTTAAGCGTAACGGACAGACCACATCTAAGACGCTTGTCGAACTCCAGCACGAAATGGTGACTAAGGAGACAGCCCTTAAGACCACGATGGCTGAGAATCTCCAGATCAAGAGCCAGCATTCCGAGGCCCAGCGCCAAGTCGAAAGTCCCCTGACCTTCCGTCGTTTCGAGGAGCGTACAACCGCCAACGGAACTATCCGGCAAATCAAGGAGGGTATGTATGTCCATACCGGCCAGAACAGCCATAGCATCTATTTCGACGTGACCAAGGGCGACCCGTTCGCTATGTTCCACGAAGCGTGGGAAGCGATGCTTGCCGACGATGCCGTCCGGCCTATGTCCAAGGAACTCACGGCTATCCTGTGGGGTGGTGAAGGTAAGGGTCAGCGTATCTCTGACCAGGCCCGTGACGTATTCTTTACCACGTACTCCAGCAATCTTACGGCAGCTGAAAAGACAGCCTTTGATAACAGCCTCCAGGCCGCCAAGAAGCACTATGCCGACACAGGCAGTACGGCTTTGCTGGATCGCTATACCCGTGAGGCTCTTGCTTGGTGGATGGCTACCATCGATGTCGAAGGTCGTCCTGCCGTCTATGGTGGCGCAGGCCAGCCTGGAGTTAATGTCGGTGTCAGAGGCAAGGGAATCATCGATAGTGTTATGCGACTGACCCGTGGGGATCGTCGTGTTATGGACATCCTTGCCACCGACTCTATCCGGGCGGAGGTTAATATGCTTCTCGACCCAGAAGTCGGCATCCTGCCTCGTCGCTTCTCTTCCAATATGGTTCAGAACCTACAGGAAGCCGGTATGCGTTTCATCAAGCAGGGCGACGGAACTATCCGTGGCTTCTGGCTGAATAGCCGGAATGAGGTCGTCCGTGACCCTGTCGTTGTCAAACTCTACGAAGGCATCCGTCGAATGACGAACGGAGGCGAAGGCTCTCCTCGACTTGCAGACCTGTCTGTCACTCAACTTACATCCCAGCAAACGGCCAACCTGTTCATTGCCTCTGGCCTATCTTGGCTGGTTGACCCGAACACCGGGTTGCCCATCCCTGGCGTTAGTCAGCCTGCGGTTCCGATCCCTACTCCCAAGCCTAAGCCCCAACCGACCAAGCCTGCCCCTGCTGGTCAAGGCCAGCCTGCCCCTGCTGGCGGCGCTACACCTCCTCCCGGCCCTACAGGTGGCACGACCACTCCTACTGGCGGCACGACCACCCCCCCTGCTGGCCCGACTGTAACTCATACGATCCCTACGGGTGGATCGCCTGCGACACCCCCCACTGGGGCTACGCACAACGGACAGCCCGTTGTACCTGGACAGCCTGCTCCTACAGGTGGTACTCCTCCCCCTGCCGGTGGCGCTACACCGCCTCCTCCGGCTCCGACGATCCCGCCGCCCCCTGCGATTCCTGTCGTACCGACCATCAATGGTCGTCCCATCACAGGCCCGACGCAGACACCGGCGACTCCTCCTCCTTCGACACCCGCAGCTCCTGGGGATATGTGGACTCCTCCCAAGCCCACACGGACAACCGCCCCGTCCGACGTTCCGACAATCAGCGACGTTTCCACGGCTCATTCGGATATGCTGACGAACGCCCTGCGAAGTGTGCCGGAGAATCAGCGTGGCTTCCAGTGGTCTGTTGACCAAGCACGTCGAGGACAGCCCCGTGTTCTTTGGGGTCTTCCTACCGAAGCCGAAGTCGCTGCTATCGAAGGTCTGCGTGGCAAGATGCCGGACACTATCCTTGATAATGTCGTCCAAGTGATGCGATCCCTACAGGCTACTGGCGGTGAGCGCCCAGTATTCCAAGGTCGATACGTCCGTATCCAGTCCCACCGCACGTCTGCCACGACTGAAGGCCGTCGCCTTATCAGTGATAATTACCAGTTTGTCGCCGACGAGACATTCGTTCCGCTTACAATCGAAAGCACTACCCGCTACTGGAGTCAGGACGGAAGCACAGTTCTATCCGCTTCTGAATACGCCAAGCTGCGTCCGGCTGAACAGGGTATGTACACGCCCCGTGAGGGCTTTCTTCTGAACGTGTTTAATCTTGGCAAGTTCAACGAGAACCTGTCCAAAGCACGATCTGAAGGACTGCGTATCTACGACAAGGAAGGCAACCACACCGGCTACATCCGTGACTTGGCTGGCAACGAAATCACTGCGAAAAAGTTCAATGAACTGTTCAAGGATGACAATGAGTTCCACGTCCTAGCCAACCAGTGGATGGGGCGCTACCTTGAGGGTGGCCCGATTGACCCCACATCTGTAGCCGTTCCTGGCGGTAAGATTACCGAACCCTCCCCGGCTATGCTTGGCAACGGCGACCTGACTCTTGGTGAGGGTCGTCTGACAGCCCTTCGTGCCACCTTCGGGATGACAGTCCGTGAGGGTCGTGTGACAGTGATGCCCACCAACTTCACTAATCAGGCTACCCGTGGAATGAACTTCCCGTTCCACAATATCGACCCGACATTCCTTGGGCCGCTACAGGACACTGGCGCTCGATCCCTGATGGCACAGCCTGTCCATACACGTGGCACGTTCAATATGATGCCTGCGTCGTGGGATCGTATTAGCAAGGAGCGTGTCGCCCAGCTGCAAGCCGGTTTCCAGAAGGTCAATCCTTCCGCCAACCTCACAGGCTCTTGGCAGCACCCTGCTCTTCCGAACACCTTCATTCACGAGTTTAACGGAAAGACCTACGACATCTACATCGAAGGAAAGAACGTGTCCAACACGGCTCGCACCTTTGACGAGGCCGTAGCCCAGTCCAATCAAGTCCGACTCATCGCCGAAGCCGAACTCGACGCTTCCCGGTTTGCCGACAAGTTGCTCCGTGAAGAGGCGGCCCGTGCAGCCAAAGAAGAGGCCAAGTTAAAGGCCCAGACTGGCGCTCAGGCCAAGAAAGATGCCAACGCTCAGGCTAAACTTGAGAAGGCCCGTGACCAGGCTCGTACAAAGGCGGAGCAAGACCTCATTGACGAAGTCGGACGTGGCAATGCCGAATGGTTGGAGATGTCTGAACTCATCGCCAACCGGGAAGCCCAAATCCTACAGGAACACGAAACCGCCAAGGCTCAGGGCGAAGCTGCTCATCGTAAGGCTGTCGAGGATACCCGTGCCGAACTAGATCGCATCCAGAACGAGCGAGCCATCATCAACCGCAAGTTGCAGGAAGACATCATCCAGCGTAGCGCAGAGAAAGCAGCCAAGGAACGTGCGGCTGAACTCACACGTCAAGCTGCCGAAAGACGTGCCAACGCAGAGGCGGAGACAAGAAATATCGCAGATAATGCCCGTCGGGATCGTGAAGCCCGTGAGCGAGCCGATGCTCTCCGTGATGATATCCTTAAGCGTGACGCTGAAGCCCAGCAAACAGAGTCGGAACGTCTAACAAGGGAAATCAACAGGAAACTAAACGAGGCAAACAAGGAGGCCCAGCGTCAGGCTGACCAGGCCGCTAAGGATGCCCAGAAGGAGGCAGAGCGTCTTGCTAAGGAAACACAGAAGGAACGTGAACGCCAGGCTCAAGAAGCCAAGGACAAGATGGACATTATCATCGAGGACTCCCAAGCCCTTGCTGATGCCCTGAACTCCAAAGACCCGGAAGTCGATCTGGCGAAAGTCATCAACGCTACCCTCCGTGTCGAGCCGTCCGGCCTCCCAGTTGTCGCAGTCAATGCCCCGCTTATCGTCCGTCGTATCGGTGGTGGCAAGCCGTTCGTTCCCCGTGCAGCCGTCCCCGGCAACCAGGCTGGCCCTGCGGTAACAGCTGCCGAAGGCAATGCCCGTGCCGCCGGTATCCTTGGATCGCCCGAAGCACATCAGGCCGCAGCCACAGTCAATCGCTACTTTGAGCGTCATATGGGTCTTGGCATCGATGTGCAGAACGCCCTTGGCAACATCTGGAAGACAGAACTCGGTAACCAGTTGGTCGCTATGTACAATGGAATGAACAGTAAGGGTAAGAAGATGTTCACGTACCATATCTATGGCATCAACGGCACTGAACTCTACCGCACCAATGACTCCAAGGCCGCCTACGAAGCCCTCCGTCGCAACGAGGACATTGTTCGTGGCACAAGGGAGAACGTGCCTGCCAAGACTGTAAGCAAGGAAGCGATGAAGACTGAGTTCTATAAATCCCTGCCCGGAGGTGGTTCTGTCATCAACCAGCAGATGACAAAGTCTGAACGTGAGGCTCAGGAACGTGCAAATGAACGATACCGATGAAGCCTCTCATCCTGATCTCTATGTGGCTGGCCTTGGTCGGATGTAAGTCCGCGCCAAAGCAAGAGCCTATCCCAGAACAGCCTCCGGCCCCTACCAAGGAGTCGTCAGTAACGACACTAGGCAAAGACCTGGACAAGACTGACCACCGGGTCGCATCAGCCCTAGTCGCTATTGAGAAGAATGCAGACAAGCCCAGGGTCGTGGTCGCTGAGTCTCGCCTAGCCCAATCGTATTTGCCTAGTCCCCCGGAAGGGGATGTCGCATTCGCATTGGCACGTGCGGCCAAGGGTAGTGAGATTGACTACAAGAAGCAGATGGAGTTCGGGCGCAAACTAGCGACGGCTGTCAATGTCGCCTGGGAGCGTGTCGAGGCAGACCAGCGTGAAGCCAAGCGAGTTTCAGACCTCAAGGATACACGCATCAAGGAACTGACCGCTGAGATCGAACGCATCAAGAAAGAGAGTGCTTTTGAAATCTGGACTGTAACTGGAGCTGCACTTGTAGTAATCGGCGGGTTGGCCTGCGCCTTCGCCTCCATCAAGATTGGCATTCCAATCCTTATGGCAGGGGCGTTTGCCGGTGCAGTGCCTCATATCATTTCTTCCCAATACTTTGAATGGATTGCCGGAAGTGTATTGCTTGCCTGTGCTTCGCTTGCGATCTGGTGGATGTACGACAGGGTCAGGGACTCTATTAACTCCAATGGCGACAGCAACCGGCCCTGACGACTACAGCCAACTGGCTAAAGATTCCGTCATCGCTTCTGCCCTAGGAGCAGCCGGGATGGTCAGTCGCATCCTGCTGTCAGACGAGAAGTTGACGCTTGGCTGGATCGTCAGGCGCACTGCCGCCGCCGCTATTGTCAGTGTGCTGGTGGGCTTCGCCCTTCAAGAACATATCCATTCGATGACGATGAGATTCGCAGCCATCGGCCTTGCCGGTGCGTCTGCCCCGGAAGTGCTAGACGCTGCCATCGCCTACGCCAAGAAGCGTATGGGTGCTGAAGTCGCAAAGGCAGGAGTGAAAACCAATGCGAAGTCTAAACGAAGCAAACGAAAGTAACCTCCTCTGGGCGGTTGGGTTTATCCTGGCGATCTCCTGTGGTTGCGCCATCTACTCAGCCTATATCATCCAGACCACGTTGGATGCCTTGGGTAACAGCAATATGATGGCCCTGCTTATCATCGACGGGGGCAAGTCGTTCGCCTCTGACGATGCCAACTTGGAGAAGAACCTGAACAGTGCCACGGCAGCTCTACGGATGTCAGCCGACATCGCCTACGCCACAGTAGCCGCCTGTTCGATTATGTTTGCCGGTCTGGTAATTCGCCTTGTGAGGCGGGTGTGAACGTAGATTAAAAGTCCGGGCGTTGACACACACGTAATACATCGTATTACTCCTACCAGCGTCAAGAGGTGGTTAGGAAGTATGCGTTGTGTGCGTTGCTCATAAGGAAGCCTCTTGATCGTTAGGACAACCCGTGGCTAACCAGCGGGAAGTCCGCCTTACTTACCCTGCATCTGGCGCAGGAAGGCTTCGTCTATCTTGTAGAAGTTCATCACCCTAATCTTCCCGGCCTGTACTCGCTTGAGTTTGACGGACTTCACCTTGGTGGTCTTCAGTAGGTCGTGAAGCATAATGCCCCACATACGGCGGGTGCATCCAAGGATGACACACCAGTCATTGATGCTCTTGTACCCGGCTGGAATCGGCTGCTCCTTGTCGTTGCGCCGGATGTACTCAATTATCTTCTCTGCTAGGCTTTGCTTTTTCTTGCTCATAGTTTGGTAGGAAATACTTGCAGTCTCCGTTGTGCTTCATCGATGGCGTAAGCCAGGACTGCAATAGGTCGTCCGCCTTGATGGTGTAGCGAAGGCAGTTGTCCCGGTTGACGCACAGGACGTTGCGGATCCACCCATCGCACTTGGAGATATCAGTCATTGTCAGTACGGATATCGAAGGTGTCGTTGCGTACAAGGCGGAACTGGTCGGTGGTCATATGCCGGATGACCCCGTCCTTGTCCAATACGATAGCGAACACATCGTTTGAGAACGTCCCGCCGTCACGTACATATATAGCCATCCCGTACCCCAGCGGAGTCTCAACCGGCATAGGGTTACGGAACTCGTAAATCATTTAACAGGCTCCCACTTGTTCCAGGGCTTTGCCATCAGTTCATTCCAGCGATCCCGGTCAGCCTTGGTAGCCTTCTCGACCCGCTGTACTTCCTCCCAGGTCAGACCCTTCTTGACGAACCGGGTGTTCTTGCAGGACATACCGACTTGCTTGGGGTGCTTCACGGACAGCCTCCCTCTTTGGCAGTATACCACATTTGAGCCTCTGCTGACTCGATGCCATTGAATCGATCTTCAAGCCGTATAAGTTCCTTAGACATCTTGTCTCCGGCCTTGGTCAGCCTCTCGACCTGTGCCTTGAGGCGCGTGTTCTCTTCAGCCAGTTCACGGACTTGCTTGCCAAGATCTAGGACGTTCCTGTTCAGGTTATGAAAGTGAACGTAGTTAACTTCAATCATCATCGCTTGTCCTTGTAGTAGTTGATCGAGTCAAAGAACTCGTCACGCATAGCACGGGCTTCCTCCAGGCTCTTAGACAGAACCTTGTACTGGCGCTTACCGCCCTGCGTCCACTTGAGAACCCAGCGGTCAGCCTTGTCCAAGGTGATGTTCCTGTTGGGATTATCCCGGCCCATAATCCCTTTCGGGATCAGGTCGTAAGACGGGTCACAGTAACCGGCCTTGAGGAGTTCACGCATCCGGCTTGGGTCAATGCCAAGGCTGCGAGAGCGTTCTTCGATGTCTTCTGGGTAGTGCATCATTGGATTAGATTCCGCACATTCCCTCACACTCTGCCTGGAAGTCAAAGTTTAACTGTCCCTTCTGCTCTTCAGAATCAAAGTCGATTTTATCTAGGGGTAAGCATTGGCGATGAAGGAACATCTCCATCCTGAGTGTCTTCTGCTTCTTGCCCACCTCACGCATAGCGTAGTCAAACTCTACGGCTTTCTGGAAGTGTTCAGGGTCTTCATCTCGCAAGCGTCTCCATTCCGTATCGCTATGGAAAGGGCAATAATAGCAGGCAGAGCGAGGTGGTTCTGGATACCCGTTGGCTTTCATCCAATCAATACAATGAGACCGGCGCATCTTCTTTTCCACAAGAGGCCAGCGATGCTGAGTCCAGGCTACGGCTGGATCTTTCATCCGCTGCATCTCGTCATAGGAAATGCCGATCCACTGAGTGACAGTCACATCCTTCTGACCCCACTTGATTCCACAAGACTCCTTAATCTGCTTGATGATAGGTTTGATTTTATAGTCAGCCGTACACTTTCTTCCGATAGCTGCCACCACGTCACCACGTGGACTTAGGCCAAACACCGGGGTTAGCCTCTTGATGTAAGGAGTCCCAGCCTTGCTCGTTCTAAGTTTAAGTTGTTCTTCAGTTAGGTTTCCGTTGGTGACCCGGATAACCGGGAACGGGAGTTGCTTCTCAAGCCAGTCCAGCCAGTCGTAAACATTCTTAGGCTCTGCCTGCGTGTCGGCAAAGACTGCGAAGTCAGGCATAGGGCCGACTTCTCCTTTAGCTGCCATTAGTGCGAGGCAGGATGATTGCACCCCAGCGCCAAGGTTCAACACGTTGAACTTGGTCTTGAGTGGAGGTTCTTCAAATGGTGATTTGCTCATAGGGAATTAGATAAGGGTTGATGCGTAATTATTACGCAAGTTTATTATGCTGGGAAATACCAGCCATCACCGAAGCGGTGGGCTTGCTTGCCGATGTAGTTATCTCCATCGCATTTGAAATACATAAACCCATTCTGCCAGCGCAGGCTTCCGGGGAACCTGTAGGCGTATTCGGCATCCTTCTGGCGACCCGCCCAACCACAGAGCCAAGCAGCTCCGCCATCGTAGTTCTCGATGTTCAACTGTTCCAGTCGGTGGAGGTGACCCATACAGAAGCCACCGCCAGGTCGTCCGAACGTCCGGGCATCTTTAAGCAAGGCGTTCATCCCGTGGGAGAATCCGTGGATGAAAGTGATAGGGCCGATGACGATGCGTCCGCTGCTCACGTTGTAAGGCTTGATGACCTTGCATCCAGATCGGCGGAGGACTCCCATCATCTTGTCTAGGAGTTCCTGCATATTCTCCCTGTCCGTGATGGAGTCAGTGCTGGAGATAATCTGCCGGATTCTGTCGTCGTGGTTTCCAAAGAGGAAGTGGGTCGGGCGATAGCGTTCGATCCAGCGGATGCCAGCCTCCAGGTCTTCCTCCAATCCCTCACGGGCTTCCTTGGAGGTCTTGTCTACCCCGCGCCTAGCCCAGCGGAAATCCCAGTTATCGCCTAGGTGTACCCTGTACTTGGGCTTCACCCGCTTGGTGAACTCCATAATGGCATCGAGGGTGTCCTCGCAGGCCAGGTCGCCGTGGTTGTCGCCCATAGCGACGATGTCGTATTTATCACTCATTGTCTTTGGTAAGGCCAATCAAAGCCTCATCCAGCCTATCGTCAACTTGGTCGAGGATGTCGAAGCGGATAGGGTCGTCCCAAGGGATGACGATCTGGTTGCCTCCAGGGAGCTGCTCGTAGATGTCTCCAAGGGAGAAGTCATCTACCTCGACATAGGCATCCTCAAGTTCGCCCTCTTGGGGTTCGTCCCAGTAGTAGGAGATGGAGACGTTCACATCGAACGTGCGTTCGCCCACCTTCATCCCACTGAACAGGTATTCGTGAAACTTAATGTACACTGATAGCGCCGGTTTCTCTGGCCGGAGTCTTGAGGTTATAACGCTCGCAGTATCCGTACAGGCCACGGCGGGAAGTGCCAGCCATACGGCAAGCCTTGCTGACCCCGTACTTAAGGGCGAGTTGATAGGCGACACGGGTCTTGAGTCCGTGCCGGATATTGGTGAACACTCCACGCGCCACCAGTTCAGCTGCCTTCTTGTCCAGGCCTTCAGCGTTCCAGATGTAAGGTTTACCCTCACGCTTGGCGTACTGGACAATAGCATAGACCTTTATTCCATAGGACCTGGCTGCCCCCTCAAGAGTGCATCCAGTCTTCTGGATCATCTCGTATGCCAAGACTACCTTCTGGGATGCCTTGAGGATAGGACGGCCACCCTTGGGCTTGGGCTGTTCGACGGGGGTCATCATCGCCCTGACCTTGGCCGGGTCTAGGCCGACCATCCGTAGCAGATGCTCGCTCATCCCTGTTGGCCTGGGTGGTTGGACTTGCGACGGGCCTGTTCACGGCCAACGGCGAAGCGCAGGATTTCCATAATCTCGTCATCGCTCAGAAGGTTCTGGTCGATGGTCTGAAGAGAGGAGAAGAACTCCGTGGAGTTGCCGGAACCCGTCTTGCCATCGACGGACTTCGGTTCCTCCTGCGGATCGTAGGGTTTGTGGTTTTCGTACATAAGGAAAGTACTTGAGGATTAGAACGGAACGTCGTCAGCCGGGGGTTCGTCAATGATTACTTCGTCCTTGCTGGCGGTGGGCAGTCCGGGCATCGGCTGATAGGCTTCAGCGGACTGGTCGAGAGCGAGACGGAACGCCTTGTCCTTGTCCGAAATCTTACCCTTGTAAGGCTTCGGCTGGTAGTTCTCGCGCCACCACTTGAGGGAGCCGGGGTTGAGTTGACCAAGGGTCTGACCCTGCTGCTTGCCGAACGGGATGACCACAGTACGCCACGTGCCGTCAGAGACGACGGGGGCAGGAGCCGGGGCGGTGTAGCCTTGAGGCTTGCTTGCGACATAGGCAGGGGCGTTGGCGACCTCTTCGTGATGAGAAGCGTTGGCGACGTAGTTAGTGTCAGCACCACCACCGGCCCACGCAGGCAGCTGGGGCGGATTCCACTTGAAGTACTGCTTGTCCTTGGTCGCACCCTGATACTTGCCGTTCGGGTCGATGATGGCCCAGGCTTCCGGCAAGTCATATAAATAACGGCCAATGCCCAGGTTCACCACGGCCCTTTTCATAGCGCCAGAGGCAGCGGACTTGAACGGGTCGATGTCGCCGTTGGCTTCCACGGCACAAGAGCCGGTGACGGAGCGATAGGGGAACAGGGCCACGCCTTCGTTGCGGGACTCGATGGTGATGGTCACAGTGCAGACAGCCTGATTGCCGATCTGCTTGAACTCTTCGGAGTGCGACCAGTTCATACCATAGACTTCGTCGAGGCGTTCCATCGCCGCACGATTGTCGATGTAGGCGAGGCACTTCGCCCAGAAGGAGCCGTCCTGCTTCTTGCCGGACGACTGGAGTCGCCACTCGATTCGGTCAGGGCCGAACGGGGCGCGGAGTTTGTTGATGATTTCGTTGCTCATTGGGTTGGTATCGTTGGACATAAATTATTCGAGATCGATGTTGAAGATGGAGGCGATGTTGGAGTCGGAGTCTTTCTGATAGGACTGCCACGTGTCAAACGTAGACTCGTAGGAACGCCAGGTCGCATTGAATGCGTCCAAGACATCCGGGTCTAGGTCACGCCCGTGGTGCTGGTTGAACTGGCGCAGAGCGTGGAACAGTCGATTCAACTTGTCGGACAAGTAGACGATCTGGTTCTGCTGGTTGTTGATGGTGTGTTCCACTCGCTCCGCCTCTTGGTTGATGAGACGGGTGAGGGACTTGATGTCGGTTGCTGGGTTGCTCATTGGGGGAAATTACTTGGATAGGATGTTGTACGCTCGCAGGAGGATGGCCCTGCGTTTGCCGGAAGTCACGTTCATATTAAACCCAAACGAGGCCGCCGTATGATAGCCCATATTGTAGGCCATATACAACTTAATCGGGGTCGGCTTAATCTTGTTACGAATCATTCGGTCTTCGTGCATACGCAGGATAAGTTCAGCTGCCTGATGAGCGATGTCGTAGTTCATTGAGTACTCCTTCCAGTCCACAGGAAGGCCGGGGTCGTGTGGGCCTCCGTGACAGATGCTGTAGGCTACGGCATCGGCCCAAGCCCTCTGCCCGATCTGGAAAGCCCCACGGCTTTTCCCGCCATCACCGATGGCATCCTCGTTGAGATTGGATTCGATGATGCCGACCTTGTGAACCAGGTCAGCGTCAACGATTGACTTGGCTTCGCAGGACACGGCAGCCAGCAGGAATGAGAGGAGGTGTTTCATCGCTTGATGTTTCGTTCGTGGGTGTTCCAGCCTGCGCCACACACGTAAGCCCGGACGACCACGTGGATGTTGTTGTCGTCTACAGTCACGTTGACATCGACGTTCTCATTCTGGATTCGCAGATCGCCGGTGGAGTTGCCTTGAAAGTTCTCAAGGACGTTGACGACTACGTTGTCTGCCCAGGCTTCAAAGCCTAGTCTTTGGATATCGGGTTGCATAAGGATGTGAATGGTGTGTGAGCAGTGTGAATAAAGGTCAAGCACGAATCTTCACATTGTATTCGATTATAATATCAGCCACCTTTTCCCGCACGGCCCGGATATGTTTGCACTTACGCAGGGCAGGGGGAACCTGGCTGTCCTTGCCATTCAGACGGAAGACGTACTCCTCGCACGTGCAGCTCCCGGCGTACAGGTCTACGCTATGCGCCACGTTCTTACGGCTCTGGCTGGTAACCATCCACCTCATAGGGGGGAAGGCGGAGTCCATCTGCTTGAGGGTAAGATTGGAGTTGTTGTTACTCATAGATGAACAATGTATCCCTTGATCTTTCCAGTGCTAAGTGCGTTCTCTAAGCGTTCCACCGCACGATCTCCGTATGCGATAAGACACGATGGAGCGCCAGCTGCTTTGGCCGGTTGTCCGTCTACGTAACAAAACGACAGCCTTCCCTTGATGAATAAAATCGCAGAAGCACTTCCCCACACGTGTTTAAAAAATGACGCCGTCTCCGTGCGGACAAAGATAAGGGCGATGCCGTCGCCGTGGTGTTTGAGCCTGAACATCCACTTGGCAGTCTCACGTCCATATGGAGGGTTCATCCACACGAAACCCTTCCACTCCTTAGACAGTCCGTCGTCGTCCTTATGCCAATGTGTGGCGGCCGTATCCCACGGCCTGTTGATAGGGGAACACGGGTCTAGATCGAACGGAGCAAGAGCGTCCGTAATATACTTCGGAGTCAGCCACTCGTCGTGGCCCTTTTTTGAGAACTCAAAGTTGTTCATATTGCGATTACTTGGTAATACTCACGTAGCCTGCGTAGGATTGCCTCTCCTGTTTCCTTATTGTTAAATCTGTCGAGGAGGGTTGTGCCATTATAATTCGTAGTGATGATTGTAGTACGCAGATTGCTGGTGCGTTCGTCGAGGATGGCGAACAGGTCGGACTCCATACGGGCGGTCAGTCGTTCCTTCCCCAGATCGTCGAAGGCCAATAGCGGGACGTTGCAGAAATAGTCCAGCACCTGTCCGTGCTTGTGGTCGTCGAATCCCTTCTCGATTGCCATCTCAAGTTTACGCATCGGCAACCACACCGCCTTGTCTGGGAAAGCATTATACCAAAGACGATTGAAGACTACCCAAGCCGTGCGGGTCTTGCCCGTCCCAGTCGTGCCGTGGAGCAGCAGGCTTGCCTTGTCTCCCGGTGTCCAGGTCGAGGCTCGCTGGAGGTTGTTGGACAGGCGCGTGATGTCCGTGTCGATGAAGGCAGCGGGATATTCTGGATGACGATCCAGCCAGATGTACCCGTGCTTCTCGAAGACTTTGGCATACTCAAAAGGGTAATCCCAGTATGTCGCTTTGCCGGAGTCAGCGCAAGCACGGCACGTGAAATACTTGGTGATGAATGTCTTCTTTGCTGGGTCGTACACAGGGGTCAGCGGCCCCTTGCATCCGTTGCAGAATGGCTTGTGCTTAGAATCCATTATTGTGGTCTTCACGGGTTAAGATTTTGGTAAAAGGTTTACTATTACGCTTCTCTGGGAACAGACCCTGCCAGTCGTTGGCGATAGATCGGTTAATGCACTCAACCGCTTCCTGTTCGGTGATGACGGCAAGCAGCTTGAGTTGCTTCTCCTGGGCGAAGGCAGACAACTTCTTCTTCGTCTTAGTCCGATAGTTAATCCACTCCCCCCAAGCCTTGGCAAAGTTCTCGCCGTGAGGAAGGGGTAAGGGGATTGTATCTATCTCTTTTCTATTCTCTTTTCTACTCTTGGGTGACAGATTGGCGTGAGGGTCACGACAGTCTGGCGTGAGGGTCACGTCAAGTTGGCATTGGGTGGATGAGGCAGAATACGATCCGATGGTCTGCACCCGGCGCTGGTTACCGGCGGCTTCATTGATGACCTTGATGACCAGACCTACCTCCTCCAACCTTGCGAGGTATCGCTGTACTGCCCTCTCGCTGACCCCTAGACGGCTCGCAAGCCAGTCGTTGGATGCCCAGCACCCCTTGCCCCCGTCCAAGACCTCCAGAAGCCCGTAGAGGCACTTCTCCTCCAGGCTGAGTTCTAGGCGTGAGAGGATAGCCCCTGGAATCCAGAGGCCGAACCCTTCCTTTGGTGCGGTCACGACAGGGTGTCTCCCAGCGTGAGGGTCAGAGGCTTGCCGAAGTTGAAGCCCGGATAGACCCCAGATTCGTGGCACTCGTTGTACAGGCGGTAGTACTCGTCCAGCCGGAGTTCGGCGTGGGCCAGCCAGCCTTCGTCGAGGATGACCTTGGCGCAGTCGTGGGCTGCCGTCTCCGTCTCGCAGAAGTACAGGGCCATCTCCTTGGGACTCTTGTTGAGGACGATCTGGAGACAACGACGATAGTGGGCGAGCTGCAAGTCGTAGCCCCGGTCACGGATATCCCAGAACAGTTGCTTCTTGGTCAGAGCCTTGCCGTAAGTCTTCACGTCCCCAAGGTAAATCTCGTCACCATCCATCGCCAGGATATCGATGCGAGCCTTCATCGGCCAGCCGTACTTGGGATGCTCGCAGAACAGGGTGACCTCGGTGTCGATGCCGGTGCGACCCATCAGTTCAGCGAAGTAAGGGAACGCCTTCAACTTGTCAGCGGTGGCCTTGCCCTGCTCCATCTGGGACGGAGAGAGGAGGATGCCATCGGGGTGTTCGTCGCGCCACTTGGCACGGGCGGTCTTGCTACCTTCCCCGGTGGTGGGCAGGCAGGCGAAGTTCTCCAGAGTGCCTTGGTCGATGGTCAAGGCGTGGACGTAGTTCCCTAGATCGGTAGCAGCCGACGACTCGAAAGTGTCGGTCTCAGCGAACAGGGGGGAGACGTTGAACTTCTTGAGGTAAGAAGCGTTAACGCCGGGGTTCTTCTTGTATTCAGCGAACGACAGCCCGCTGATGATTTTGTTGTATTTGCTCATAGGTGAGAGGAAGGGGGTTTACTCAACGTAATCGTCAATGTCAATGACAACTTGCGCCGTCTCTGAATGAATCTTCTTGAGGATGAGTTCGACGATCAGGTTGTCGTCCTCCAGCCAACCGGCATCCACCATACAATCCAGCACGGACTTGGCTAGGTTATCTACGTCCGGCCTGGTTACCTTGGGGATGCTATGCCCGGACTTAGCGGACTGTTTGGTATGAGGGTAGACGAATACGATACCCACCCTTGTGGCCTCCTTGTAGGTCTTGACCTGGAACTTGGACTTGGCCTCACGCAATAGGGCGGTGAACTCAACCCCCCACTTCTTGGCGGAGGACTTAGCCATCTTGCCTACGAACATCGCCCCCGTCTTCTTGTTCTTGAGGATGCGAAGCGCAGCTTGGTGCGTAGGTGGCGGTTTAATACGTAATGCGATGAGAGGCATATGATGTGTTACTCCGGCTTGCTTCCATTGGTCAAGGTGGCATATTGACTTTATGGATACTGACCCGAAGTTTGAACGGCTGGCTGAGAACAACCCGGACGCTGGCAAGAAGTTGCCGAAGGCTACAGTCAAGCGGATCGAGGAGTTGCTTAAGCAGGGCGTACCCTCTCCAGAGGCAGCCAAGTTGACCGCCGTCGAGCCGAAGACTGTCACCGAAATCAAACATCAACTCGCCGACTCCGGCCAACTCGACATCCTTTCCTTCAAGCGCAAGACTGCTGCCAGGCTCGCATCATTTGTAAGCAAGGCGACTGAACGCTTGGAGTCTGAAGTGGATGGTATCCCGCTGGGTCAGTTGATGCTCTCCACTGCTATTGCCATCGACAAGTTGGACAAGTTGGTCGATCCCACGCCAACTGTGAACATCAAAGCAGAGTTGAGGATTTCTGCCGACGACATCAATAAGTTGCTGGATGCCAACAGTTTGGTCATCGACATTCCGCCAGAAGAACCGACCAAATCGGAATAAAAGTAAAAAGATTTATTTAGGCGTTGACTGGGCAGGGGTGCGATGTTCTTATCGCAGTCCTTCCTATGAAAACACCCACGTTCAACACGACCCGACAGTACGTTGTGGTCATCACCCGCACCGGCAGAGTCCACTCCCACTCCGTCCTGTTCTACAAGAGCAAGGATGAGGCTGAAGCCTACAAGACCCAGCTGCTCGCAGACAAGGCGTTCACCAACCTTGACCTGGCTGTCAGCATCATCGAAATCGATATGTCCTGCTACGACTCGCAGGATGGCTGGATCTTCCCGGTTCAGTACGGCATCGAGGCCACCTTCAAGCCTGCGTCCGAAGCCATTCAAATCTTCTAATTCTCCCACCACATATGACTGAAGCCACCACATCCAAGAAGCCCTCGACTGTCGCAGAGATGGTCGAGTACTTCTCCATCCTGCCTCGCGCCAAGACCCGTCTTGAGCAGGCACTCACCGACGAAATCGTCAAAGGTCTGACCTGGAATACCCTCCGGGCTTTGGCGTTCGCCTGTCGTGACCCCAAGACCAGTGCCAAGGACATCACCCTCTCCCAGAAGGTTATGATGTACCGCAAGTACGACAAACTATGGGACTCCATCTCCGAGGCCACCCGCCTCTACGGATCCAGCATCAACGACATCAAGGCCCAGCCGGAAGTCGGTGAAGATGTTGCCTCGTTCCGCACTCGTTTCTTGCAGGCTATCCTTGGCCTCAACAAGTGAGCGACGAAGACTACATCCTTTCCTTACAGCACACAAACGAAGAACTCGAAATGGAAATCCAAATCCAATGCGAGGAGAAAGAAATCCTCCAGAAGCACATCGAATCGATGAAGAAACTCCTCAACGAGTTTGAGTCCATCTGTTCTGGCCGTGCGTCCGACCCGATGGTCGCTGCCATCAAGAAGTGGCGCACCCTTCAGAGGAAGATGAAGAAGGAGGAGCGACTCTGATGCGGTACTTCTCAGTATGTTCCGGGATCGAAGCTGCGTCTGTGGCGTGGCACGATATGGGCTGGACTCCAGTGGGCTTCAGCGAAATCGAACCCTTCCCCTGTGAAGTACTGAAACAACGCTTCCCTCACGTCAAAAATTATGGCGATCTCACCAACTACGAACAATGGGATGTCGGCCCCGGAACAGCAGATGTTCTTGTGGGCGGCCCCCCCTGCCAAGCATTTTCAGTGGCCGGTCTCAGAGAAGGAATGGCTGACCCACGTGGTAACTTATCCCTCATCTATTTCGGACTTGTTAAGCGACTTAAGCCGAAGTGGATTGTGTACGAGAATGTCCCAGGACTCCTGTCAGCGAGGTCTGGATCAGACTTTTCGGCCCTCCTCTCAGCGTTGGCTGAATGCGGGTATGGGTTCGCCTACAGAATGCTCGACGCACAGCACTTCGGTCTGGCCCAGCGTCGGCAGAGAATCTTCATCGTTGGCTGCCGTTCTGGAGACTGGCGACATTCCGCAGCGGTACTATTTGACGGGCCTGGCAGCTTCGGGCATTTTAAGAAGGGCGAGGAGCCGTGGGAAGAAACTGCCCCCGCTTCTGGAACAGGCGCTGGAAGCCCAAGCCGAATCAACTGCCAGCCAGACGGAATCTCTGGAACAGTCACCAACAAGTGGCACAAGGGATCTGGAGGGCCAGCCGGAGACGAACACTACAACCTCGTCGTCCGAGGAGTAAGCAACTCCCATTGGGATGGTAGTGATATTCATCCTACGCTCAACCAATCCAACTCCGGCAATGGCAGTCCTGGGTACAGCAACCAAGAGTTGTTCGCCCAAGGTGGCAGTGGCCTAGTCCCTGCCCTGCCTATCGCCAAACCCAAGCAACTCTTATACGAGAATCATCCTAACGATAGCCGTGTTACCGGACCTCACGACGTAGCACCTACCATAGCTGCACGTTTCGGTACGGGCGGTGGCAACGTGCCGTTCGTACAGAACGTATCTGCGGTAGCCTTCCAGCCGGGGAACCTGGCACGTCGTGCTGGTAGCGATCCATCCACTGAGGTATTCCCTACCTTGTCAAAGGACAGCGGTGACCAGAACCCGCACGTCGCAGTACCGATGGCGGTGCGTCGTTTACTGCCTTCCGAATGTGAAGCATTGCAGGGCTTCCCAAAAAATTGGACGCAGATTTCTTGGCGCGGGAAACCGGCAGACCAATGCCCGGACGGGCCGAGGTATAAGGCCATCGGCAATAGTATGGCGACCAACTGTATGAAGTGGATTGGCCGTCGCATCCAACTCGTAGACGATTTGGTTTCCGAATTGAGCAAGGCCAAGGGGTAGGTATCCCTTGGGTATGCCCAACTACATTCGCATCGAGCCAGCAAAGGAATACGACAAGGCGATCCACCGGCAACGACGTGATGGGTACATCATCTATGACTATTGGAAACTCGTCGAGGTATGTATGCGTCTGCACGACGAGTCTATGGAGGATGCAATCGAATGGGTAGAGTACAACATCTTGGGTCTCAACGACAGCATCGAAACCTACTTCGGGGTACATTACCCAGAGGTAGGCTTGCCCCCAAGGGTACGACGCAAGGTAGGCAGAAAGGTACGACGCAAGAGGTAGGCAAGGTAGGTAGGGTAGGTAGGGTAGGTAGGCATAAGGTATGCTGGGTAGGTAGACACGCACGTGTACGTGGCGCAGAGGGAGCTGCCGTCCGGCAATCCAAGACCGGCCTTACGACGTATGACTACGATTTGCTCGTCCGTGTCCTGGCGTTACGATCAGGGGATAGGCACGATGCAATAGAGTGGGTCCACAAGCACGTGCTGCCACTCTCCGACCTGGCTAAACCGGCACTCCGAGTGATATATAAAAAAGATTAACTCTGCTGTTGACGATGGCCTGACGTTCTGATTCTGTGTGTGCCTTCCCACCCAGCACACATATGAAACACATCATCAAACTCAACGTCGATACGCTCGCCTTCATCGAGGCCCACAAAGGCGCTAACGACAGGCACAACGAGGCGAGTGCATTCCGCAATGCGATCTCCTCCTCCATCAAACTGCCGTCAGGACGCACTCGCAACGGAGGCAAGAAGGACCTGGAGGACGCAGAGCAGAAACTCACTCTCGCACGGAATGAGTACTTCTCCGTGCGTACTATGATGCAGACCCACATTCGTAAGGACGTTCTCGCAGTACGTCGTGACAACATCTACGACGCACTCAACAATATGCTCTATGCTCCTCGATGCAACGTCACTAAGGACGTGCTTCTGGCGGCGCGTACCTGTTTCGTCGAACGTGTTATCCAGAAAGTCAAAGTAGGCGAATACACCTTCGACGTTATGTGCGACCTGGAGTACGATGGTGTCGCAGTCCATATCTCGCCGGAAGGAGAAGGACGTTCCCTTGGCGGAGGTATGGTTACTATTCGTCGCAAGAACAAGGTTACGTACAATATCGAAATCGAGAAGGAGTTGGAACGTATTACGTCCGCCCATATCGCCGGAGGATATCTTCACGTCGAGCTGCCGGATGATTACACGGACGGACATTACACGATCAACGTGCAGTCAAGGAGTGAGGTAGACGTGCAGTACGCACGTGCGATGTTCTTCCTGTTCGATGCCTGCGTCGATATCGCAAACGGACTCAACTGTTACGTCGTCGAGTCTGCCTTGTCGCACTCGATGTACAAAGTTATCTGACCCATCACACGGACCCAATAATACACATATGAATACCAATCAGCTGCTGTTCGAGGTTATCAACAAGGTGGGCGGAGATATGCCCACTCGCATCGACACGATGGTCAACGTCCTGCACGTCGCAGAGGAGTTGGCCGGAGAGTTGAGTAACCTGTCCCACTCCTTCAAGGAGGATTACGAGGACCTGGCGCGTACCTCTCCGAAAAGTATGGAAGACAAGAAGTGGGCGAAACAATACGCCAAGGACGCAGAGACGTTCTGCCAACTCGCACACGATCTCGCCAAGCTGCGTACCAAGTACGTCAAGAAACTCTCTCTCTAATCCTATGAGCAAAAACAAATCTCCGGAGGTACAGTACTGCGACGATTGTGGCGACGTGCTTGGTACGCACATCGTAGTCTACGTCTCACTCCCTTTCGACGTGTCGTCCGCAAGCAAAGGAGAGTCTGCTTGTATCTGTGGCGCTTGTCACAAGAAGCACCTGGCTACCAAGTATTGGGAAACCAACGACACGAAATAATTCCTATGAGCAAAACGAGATTCGTTATGTTGGACACGGAAACCAACAAGACAGAAACCTGGACGATGGCAGATATGCTTTCGCACATCAACGACGACAGGAATCCGGAATGGGTAGACTACGACGAGAACGATTGGCATAATGGATGGAAGCACTTCTGCGATGGCGGCGCGTACGAAATCGTATCCATAATCAAATGAGCAAAACGTACTACACGGAAAAGGCCTGGCACTTGTCTGCCATCGAAGATCCCCGGAACCCCTCCTTCACCATTATGGATATTTCTATTACGAGGACCGGCGACACGTTGGTCATCGCCGAGAATGAATATTGGAAAATCGAATCGTGCGACGAGGAAGGCGATCTGCAAGGCGATGAATGGGTCGGTTATCCTGAAGAGCTGCTTGAATGCGTGGACGTTTACAAAACGATTGACTGAACGTCCGGCGCTTAACTACTATGTCCACCTTCCCTCCTATGACACAACAAGAACACGACAAGGCACTCCTCGACCTGGCACACGCAGTTGCGTATGCCACTCGTAACTTCTCCAACATCGCAGTCCAGAATCTCTCAGTCAAATGGCTGAGTGATTGGGAGGCCTTGCAGGGCAAGGAGTACCTTGAAGACGCAGACATCGATTGGACTGAGAAACGCATTCACGTCATCATCCAGCTGCTTGTGTCGTGCCACAGAAAAGAACGTAACTCTCTTCTTCTGGCGCTTGCCCATAACATCGATGCCTATGCGTCCGTCGTGTCCACTTGTCCTGAAGGATACTTCTCAAAGGACATTGACGTTAGGGTCGCAAACGTCCTAGATGGCATCATCTAATTTCCCCCACACACAACAATGAGCAAATCCAAGAAAACCAAACCGACGATGTACACGATCTCCGAAACTGTGCATATCTGCTACCAAGTGGTGGCGATGTCAGAGGAGGAGGCACAGGAACATTATCGCAACCTTTCCACCGAGGAGTTTAACCAACTCCTTGAGGAAGCTGCGTCTAACAACTACTGCGACGACGAGGTAGTCGAGGAAGAGGAGTATAACGAAGACGAGCATTCGTTCATCAACAAGACCGAGAACGCTAAGAACGCCATTCGCAAGAACGCCAAATGAGACATCCGATCCTTGAAGACGTGCCGGAAGGCACTCCCATTGTCGATGAATGCATCATCGAGGCACGTAACCTGGGTAGGGCAGAGGGAATCAAGTTCGCCGAGTGGGTCGCAATGGATATGTTCGGCGGACGTTGCACTCGTAACCACAAGGAGAAGGCACGTGCCGTCCTTGAGTCTATCGAATCGTGCGACCACACGCATATGGACGTGCGTCTGCCCAATCTCTCCGGCGAGTACGCAGACGAAATGACTCCGGCGAAACTCCTTGAGGACGTACTGTGGTACACGGACGCAGAACGAGGAGAACACACGGACGAGGTAGAAGAGGTACTCGACGATCTTTGTTCAGCGTGGGAGGAAGGGGTTAGTGAGGGGTATGAATGGCAACTCGCACAACTCGCACGGAGTACGCTGGAGTAGGTAGGTAGGTAGGTAGGTATACAGACACACGCACAAACGTGTGTCTTTTTGTTTGTGGAGCTGCCGTCCGATCCTGGCCGACGAGTCGTCGAAGGCGCGTCGAAACCGGCGACGTCCTGGCCGACGTCGAGCTGCCGTCCGATCCTGGATAAGAGCTGCCGTCCGGCACGTGGTCGCAACTTGCCAAAACCGGCGACACGTCCGGCACGTCGTGCCTGGATAATGGGTCCAAAGTTTCTCACGATCTCCTGTTGACTATTCCCGGCGACGTGTCCTTATAGGAGACGCACAACGCACACCATATGACCGAAACACAAAATAACCCGGAGGCGCTTAACCTTAAGTACCTCGAAATCGAGGAAGCCTTTCAAGTGGCTCGCCTTCACTCAAACCGGGCGAGCATCCCGGCGAGTGACTACCTCAACAATGAAGAAAAGGTTTTCGTCGCCTGCTTCCAATTCGGGAGGCACGTAACGTCTACCCTGCCTTGCAGTATGGAAGACAGTATTAAGAGCAGGGTCGCAAAGGACTTGTGCGACAAGGCGAGTGCGATCCATAACGACATCTGCAATAACGTAGTCCACACGTTCTGCTTTACTGACGCAGACTCGACGACGTGTCCTTGCCAAATCGACGTTGATGATCTCGACGTGTATTCCTGCGTACTTGAGGATTTGCGGAGGGGACACGGACAAGAAGGGAACAACATTCAAAAGCTGCACGACGCACTTAAGCCTGTCGCCGATCTACTCCTTGCCATTGCCTGCATTGAGAAAGACGACGCGGCACTCGAAACCGCCAAACGCATTAAGGCGATCCTTTCCTAATATGGCCGACATTATCACACGCTCGCAACGTCTCATCACTACCAAGTACTTGGGACCGACGAATCACAAGGGAAGCAGGGTAAAGGCGACTATGGAATTGTTTACCAATGATAAGGTTTCTGTCGTCGTCTCTTGGGACTATGAGGGCGACACTTGCCACACGCACGACAAAGCTGCCCTTGCCCTTCTTAATAAAGTCCGGGGAATGAAGGGGTTTGAGTGCTGGTGCAGGGATGCGTCGATCTCTCGCGCTTACTACGTCGGCGGTTATCATTACTGCGTCACGTTTGACAAGTGATCCTGGCAATACTGTTGGTTCTGGTTATCCTTTGGTTCAGTAGGGAGTAACCAACAAGGGAGGCAGTCGCCTCCCTTTTTTTGTGCCTACCCTTCTCCAATCTGAGACCCAGCTGCCGTAGGCGTTGGAATATTTTTACGATTTCCGGCACGATTCTCCTTGAATTAAGATAAACGCCATTAGACGTGCCTCCGTGCCTCCTGGCGGACGTTTACTCTTTATGCGACTACTACCCTTCACCACACAGTAAACACGTCTCTAAACCGATTTGTGTGCTTACATAAGTTACTGATAATCAACAACTTATATAACTTGTAAAAATGTGTAAAAACCGGCGGACATCCTCTAATCCTGGGTAATGAACCTATGATTAGGAAGTTATTCACACCCCGCACATTTTCCTTGATCTGAAATAATCCTTGACGGCGGCCTGGACACGCATTCCGCCCAATGTTTACAGGGGTTTTATGAGCTGCCGTCACAAATCGATTCTAAGGCCTTTTGACGATCTTCCCCTAGCCCTACCCCTCACAAAGTAAACATCGCCGTAAACCTATCTAGGAGGCGCTATAAGGCGTTTTGTCGTTTATTAGGCAATTTACTCTATTCTGTTGATTTCAAGGACCGGAAGGACACACTCTCAGACGCACAACGCACACCATATGAACACACTATTAGAAATCATCCTGGGGTTCTCCATCGGACTGAGTCTGTGGGCGATCTCAAACCTCCTGTACCTTCTGTATCTCGCCCTATGATCTCGACCCTTAAACTAGACGCAATGGGTTGCCTTCATATGTGGGAAGGGGATGTTTTTCCGATCGGTTATAAGTACACTTGGAAAGCTGCCGGAAAAGAGGCAGACTTTTATGCACAATCCGAAGAGGACGTTTTTCACATTATGGAGAACCTTACCAATAAAGAACGTAACCTCCTCCGTATGGGTTATCACATTACTACCAAAAACATCCCTTCTGATTATTTTATCAGCGAGTAAATCCGGCGCGTAGAAGTACGACGATCAAGGGAGGCAATCGCCTCCCTTTTTTGTGCCTACTTGGTAGGTAGTGGGTAGGTAGGTACACGCACACACACGCACAGGCAGAAAGCTGCACGATCAAGCCAAGCTGCTTTAAGCTGCTCTTGTGATTTTTTGAGACCGGCGAAAGTCGCCGATCCTGGCCTAAAGCTGCACTCCCCAAAATCACAGTATCCGGAAAATAATTACGACGTAAGAATAAACACACTACACAACGTGTAGTTAAAAAATAATTACAGATGCTCAAAAAATCCTGGTGTTGACTATTACCGATCCTTCCAGACACTTAAGGACGTTATGAACAACACCACGCTCCAACCCTACCAAGTAACTGTCACCTTCCGATGCTCTCTCGCAGAGGGCAAGAAAGCCACCACAACGCCCGACGTCGTCGCCAACGTCATCTGGCCGAATCAGACGGGAGTCCGCATCTGTGACCAGACGGAAGTCTCTATGTACTACGAAATTAACGACGACTACTACTACGAGTTTTCTATGTACGTAGAGTCCCCCTACAGCCTCAAGGAGACTGAAGAGAAGGTAGACAGCGTCCTCGACATCTACTGCGTGCATAACCACTTCGAGTGGAACGTTGAAGACATCAAGGTAAAGGCGACTATGGGTGTGATCTAGTCAACAGCCCACGTGCAGCTTTTCAGCCCCGGTTCTTCCGGGGCTTTTTTGTGCCTCCTACGTAGCGCCTACTCGTCGGATCGGTTTTTGGCGGTCGCAAAAAATCCGTACACACCAGGACTTGCTGTAATGAATAACCCACGACACGACGTGTAGTGAGTTTACTGATACGACGTGTAGTGAGAATCTGGATACGGAGTGCAGCCGGTTTATAATATTTCTATAGGATTCTATAATAAAAGATCGGACGGCAGCTCTATATAATATTATAGAACGTCGGACGCACGGCCACGACGTCACCCCCGGCGGGGGGAGCAGCCAGGAGGGGAGGGGTCGGACACCGAGCGGGTTACCCCCTATGGACTTTTTTTGCAATAAGCCGTACTAATGGCCTAGGATAGTCGTGCTAATGACCTATGGATAAGCCCTATGAATGTTGATGATATCTACGATAAGGTAATCTAATACGTAATGGGGTAGGCTTGACAGGTAGGTGTATTTCCCCCTTAATAATCCCCCTCTCCCCCCTCAGTCCCCCAAGGGGGAAGGGGTTATTGTCGTAGAGAATCGAAGACATAACTCCTGGGGAGACAGATTGACGGAGTCAAGGTAACTTGTATTTCCTTAAGGTATGGAAGATATCTACAAGGAAAGCGAGGTCATTAGATTGACCGGCCTGAACAGGGCTGATTTGAAGGGACTGCGTGAGACGGCGCTGGAAGGTAAGCACTGGATCCGCAAGCCCCGGAATGGGCCTAAGCATCTGTGGCCGATCTACTGGACGAAGGAGGGCATTGAGTTTATGCAGGGCAAGGCTGGCCTGGAGGCTCCTGTGGTTGAGGAGCTGCGGGAGGCTAAGGCTGACGACAAGCCGAAGACTGGGGTGGTGAAGGGTAAGTTCGTGAACCCCCGGATTATCCTCTGCGAGATTGAGGAGGGTAAGGCCAAGAAGGATGTGAACGTCCTTGTGCGGGACAGTAAGAACTTCGTGAAGGGGATGGTGGTTCCTCTCCGATCTGATGGTCAGAGGTGGGTAGCGGCCAAGCACCCCAGGTTTGGAGGACGCTGGTAATGGCTAAGAAGAAGCGCAGCCGGAAGAAGAAGGTAGACCCGACGGCTATCCACAAGGACGAGCAGCTGGAAGGGGCTTTACTGGCTAGTTTAAAACTTTTAAAATCGTACTGCACCGAGGGTGCAATCATCGTCCAGGCTCCTAGTGGGAAGTGGAAGGTGCTTTCCTTTGGGGGTGGTGATAAGGAAGATAACTTCCATCGGGTCTTGGGTAACGTCTTGGCAGCCGGGGTTATGGCTATCGAGGACGGGCCTGGTGATGCCACCGAGTGGACGGCTTAGTTAACGCCTTGGTAGCACAATGGCAGTGCGCCTGTTTTGTAAACAGGGGGTTGCCGGTTCGACTCCGGCCCAAGGCTCCAACTTGACAGTGGCCCAGGTGTAGGTAGTTTCCTGATACAATGAAGAAATCCTGTGGCAAAGCCGGACACGGCAAGAAGCACGAACGTATGGAGAAGATGGAGAAGGCGATGCACGGCAAGAATCGTGGCGCTGGCTTCAAGCCCTACGGATCGAAGAAGGGAAAGATGTAACGCCGATGCTTCCACTCAATCTCGATGAAGATGACGAGTGGGAGCCTGATATGGCAGACCTCCAATCTGTAATTTTTTTAAAGACCCCCCGCAATGGCCGACTACAAAGGACGCAAGGTATCACTAAATAAGCCATTCCGTACTCCGGGTGGCCCGAAGAAATCCGCCGTGTACGTCAAGTCCGGCAGTAAGACGAAGATTGTCCGCTTCGGTGACCCGAATATGACGATCAAGAAGGACAACCCTGCCCGTCGCAAGTCCTTCCGCGCCCGTCATAACTGTGCCACCGCTAAGGACAAGACCACTCCGAGATAC